TTATTTAGAAAGATTATTCAATACATCAACAACTCTTGACTTTGCATTTTTGGTAACATGTGTGTAAATCTCCATTGTGGTTTTGCCATTATCTTTATGTCCCACTCTATGTGTGATTGCTTTGAGTGGAATATTATTCTCAGCAAGCAAACTAATAAGTGTGTGACGCAAGATATGCGGAAATAATCTTTTTTCGATAGGTTTTTCTAAAGTTTTGTTTGCATTTTTCATCAAATCGCCAATCATTGATTTTGATATGGGAATTCCAGAAGGTGAAACAAATATAAACCCCATATCTTTGTAGTTAGGGTTAGTTGACTTTCTAAGTTTATGTAGTTCAATAAATTCTTCAATAATTTCAACTTCTTTATCTGTTAAGTCAACCGTACGAATAGAAGCAGCGGTTTTTGGGGGTGTTTTAATACCTTCAGAACCTTTTCTTGTTGGGTCTAAAGTCCCATTTATTGTTATAGTTCTGTTTTCTCTATCGTAGTTTTCAAATTTCAGTGCACTTGCTTCACCGACTCGGCAACCGTTCAATGACATAAACTCAGCCATTCTAGCTACATGATACCCACGATTGTATTCTTTCATTGCATTAAGCAATCTTACCAATTCATCATATTCAAGGTATTTATTTGAAATGGATTCTATTTCTTCGTATGTTGTTGCTTTTTTAGGCAATTTAACTCTAACAATTGGGTTTGAGTCGATTAATTCCATATCTAAAGCGTATCCAAAAACCATGCTTAGAATTGATTTATGTTTTCGCATTTTTATATAATTACCTTCGAAATTAGTAAAGTATCTTTGAACATATTTAGGATCTATGTTTTTTATTTTAGTGTCAACACCAAATTTTTCTTTTACTTCATTGACAGCATAAAACATTGTTTTCTCGGTAGAAGCTTTGATTGACTTTTTATGTAATTCCCACCATTCTACCAATACATCTGTAAAAAGCATTTCGGTAGAATTTAACTCGCTTATCTTTTTACTTATCCGTTCATCAAGTATCTTTTGTGCTTCTTTCTTTGCTCGATTAGATCCATTCTCAAGAGTTACAGAAACCTTTTTCCATTTATCGGTATATGGGTCTTTGTAGCGCTCGAAATACTTATATTTGCCGTTGGATAATTCTTCAATCCACATTGTTTTTACCTCACTTTTTTGTTAAAATGGGTATAGTAAAGGACCTACCGCATGCAGGCTTTTACTATACTACCAATTATTCCTTACACTCTAAGTTTGGCGACAGGGAGTGTAGGGATTTTTTGTTTACTAATTTGCTAGTTCTTGTTGTTCAATTTTTAAAGTCTCAAAATATTGTTCAGCAGCGGCTAAATCCGTAAAGTGAACAGTATTATTATATTCTTTATGAACTAATTTTTTAATTTCTTCTAAATCAACTTTAAAGAACTCCTTGCGTTGATTTACTTTATTAACCTCTTGTTTTCTAAAGTAGTTATGCAAAGTATTTTCTAAAGCTGGTGCATCTTCACTGAAGATAAGTGCATGGACATCAAAAGGGAATGGAACAGAAGCACTAGATAACTCTGAAATCCTATCCATTGGTTCTAAACGGCGAGTCATACCAATTTTATAAACGTTTTTGCCGAACGAGCCGATATTTGAAATGATATAAACATATCCTGCACGAGTATTTGATTCTCTATCAAGAACGTTTTGTTTATCTTTTTCAAGAATCTTAATTTTTTCTTCAAGTTCCTTGATTTTATCTGCATAGATATTTTGTTCAACTTCATTTTTAGCAGAACTGAGATACTTCATTAATTTAGAAAGTTCATTATTAAATTGTCTTTCTTCTTTTTCGAGTTTACGTTTAGCATTTTGAATTTCTTTTTCAACTTTTTGTTGTTCACGAATCTCTTCTTTTTGAGCTTTTAGTAATTCTCTTTCATTATCAAGTTGCTTTTGATACTTATAAATAATATCTAACTGCTTTAGTTTAGATGTAAGCAATTTTTGATTTAATTGAACTCCATCAATCTTAAAAAGACTGTTTAAAGTTTCAAAGGATTTGGCAAGCTTATTTCTATAATTATCCACATTTCGGATTGTAACGTTGGAAATATAGTAGTCTGCTTCCGAATTAAAAGCGCGCAACAATTGCTTAGTTTGTTTGTTTAGCATAGTTTTAGTGCTAGATTTATCATATTTTGTAACGGCTTTATCGTTCTTTATTAACTCTTTTTCATTAAGTTTTTCAAGTGATAGTTCGTTTTTTATTTCGTTTGCTGAAATATTGTCGCTAAAATCAACGGTAGTCTCTTTGAATAACGCTTCATCTGCACTTTCTGATAAAAGTAAATCAATTTTTTCTTTCTCTTTATTTAGAGTTGCGATTTCGCCATCCAATTTTTCCTTTTTGCTATTCGCATCACTTATAATTTGCTTAGCCTTATTACTTGCGTCATCAATAAGCCCTTTAGCTTCGGTCTTAGCATTTTTTACAATAACAATTGACTCATCTTGACGTTCAATAGTTTCTTTATATTTTGCATAATCTTCTTTTGATAAAGACGGCAGCTCTTCGTCTTTAGCTAACATTAAAACAACCGCAGCAATAGTTGTAATGTAATATGTTGCTGGTCCTAATAAAAACAGTACAATCCAAAACCAATTTCTATAATAAAAGGGCAGTTTACTTTTCTCCATTACTTTTCTCTCCTATTTGCAGATTTTAAGCATTATGCGCAATAACATCTAAAGCTCCAATAATACGTTGAGCATTTTCAATTGCTTCTTTATATTCTTTAGACGTGTTTTTTACAGGTTTTCTAAGAAGGTCGATAAAGACAACAGGTTTGCTAAAGTCGTTTGAAGTAACACGAATGGTCATGTTTAAGATTTTAGTTGTTGTTTTTCGCTTAGCAGTAATACCGCCAGCAATTGCGCCCAAGCCACCGAATACAGCTCCAGCAACAAGCGCTTGACCAACACCACCAGACACAACGGCTTGGTCGTTAATGATTAAATCATAAGATACTAACTCTTCAAATGAGTACCAGTCAGTATCGTTTTTTGATTTCTTAACCATACTAGGGATAAGTGATAAGCCACCAGTTCCCATTGCCAAGCCCGCTTTACCAATGGTTTTAGCTGTACCACCGACAAGACTTGAACCTTTAGCTTTATTTGCTCCGTGGATTCGATATACCTTGTTAGCTCTATCAATTTCTAAAGGTCCGATTTTATCAGTACGTTTATAACTGTTATTGTCTAAAAATCCCATTTTCTTTTTCCTCCTGTATTAACTTTTAGTATGTTCTATTAGTGTTATCGTTTTATCAAAATACAATTGATTGAATTGTGGAATTGTAACCATTTCGATAATCCAATACTATTTGAACTGCTTCTTGGATAGGAATGCAGTAGTTATAGACTAAAAAATTCTTTAAACGGTTCATGATTGCTGCACCAGACATATAATTTTCTCTGATTAAGTCATTGAAATTTTTACCATTTAAAATACTATTTTTTAGTCTTTCATCATTTAGCAAGAACAGAGAAGCTAGTGTGTTTGCTTCATCTTCGATTGGCTGCAATTCTTTTGGATAATTTCCAGTAGAAATGTTAGACACGTTAGACATCATAGAAGCATACATACGCTGCTTTTTATTACCTTCAAAATGAGCAAAAATGTGACTTAACTCATGTAGAATTGAAAACATAACTCTACCTAAGATAGGTCTTTGATTAATATAGACAACATATCTGTCTGAACAATCATAAGTCATGGTTACACCAGATAAAGGGTCGCAAAATTCTTTAGGTACAAATTTTATTTTGCAGTTATTGACTATACCTTTATATTTTATATCTTCTCTAGTAGCTTGACGTCCGCCAATATCTCTAAAGTATTCTTCGTATTGATCAACATCAAGAAAAACAAATAAAATATTGTATTTTCTTTCAAAGTAATCAATAACATGTTTGCTAGTGATTTCTGTAAATGATAAATTAAAATAGCGGCTAACTTCATTTAAGAAGTAATTAGCTTTCTGCTGATAAAGGTAGTAATCTGCAGAATCGATAAAACGATATTCCAAATAAAACACCTACTTCCAGTTTGAATCATCTTCGATAAGGCTACGAGCAGTCTGCATTAGCCCTGAAAGAGCATTGTTAAAACGTTCTTTTTCCATGTCAGTCATATTTGCAGTTTCTTTACGAAACATAACAAGAGCTTGCTGTTCCTGAGAGGTTATAAGATCGTTATTTTTGTTGGAAGCAATTGTAGGATTGTCTGTACGTCCCAAGAGATAATCAGTAGAAACATTAAAGTAATCAGCGATTTCTTGTAGACGGTCAGATTTTGGAGTTTTTTCTTTTAAAGTGTATAGGTAATTTACACTAAAACCTAAATCTTCAGCAACTTTTTGTAAACTTACACCTTGCTTTTTAGATAATTCCTTTATTTTTTCAAATGTTGAAAACATTGATATATCAGCCTTTCTTAAGGATGACAAAAAATATTTATAAAAAAGTGTAAAAATCTCTTGACTTATTTTACACTATAATATAAAATAGTTTTTGTAAGTTAAAGAGTTAGTAAAGTAACTTGTTAAAACTTATCAAAATTCAATATAGCTTTGGCGAGCGTAAAAGATTGATTTAATAACGTTTTATCAAGTGTTTTCTTTATGGATTTATTTTACACCATAGTATAAAAGTTTGTCAAGAATTTTATAAAATTATTTACTAATTCTTTTGATTTACACTATATATTTTTTAGAAAGGAGCAAACATGAGTTTACAACATCAAAAATGGATTACTCTTGTCCAAGAAAAAATGTCACAAAAAGGTTGGTCGAAAAGTGATTTGGCACAAGTGTGTGGTGTTTCTTCGGCAATGATTACAAGGCTTTTGAAAGAAGGTTATGGTAGCGATAGTTTTAAATTACTAGTATCAAAAAAACTTGGCATTCGTGAACCTTGGGAAGAATTTGAGGGGTAATGTATGAACGAACAAAAAGAAAAACTAGCTGAAGATGGCGCTAGTTTGATAGTGTGGGCAGTTATTACGATTCTGTTGTATTGCTTTACAAGTGGTTGGCTATGGCTTGTGTTTAAATTCATCATGACGGTTATATTAATTTATAGCATTCGTGACTGGTTTGTAGAATGGACTTTATTTCTTAGTAAGTATAAAGTCAATAAATTCAAGTAACAATTCTTTTAGTGGAGGAAGAAAAAGTCCAACTAACCAAAAAATAATCTGAAATAGTTTGCTAGAGGTCTTCTCTTCGCTAATTCCAAGGTATTTAAGTAATTGGAGTGGAAGGGAAAGAACAAAGTGAATGAAATGGCGTAGAGAGTGAACATCTTGAAATTGAAGTTCGTAGTATGACTTTAAATTATCTAAAAGTACAATTTGGTCTCCTAAAATGTTCTGATTAAGACTAGGAAAACTAGCGATGACATCTATCTGATTAGTAGCAATTACATTAGCATTTCGTTGAACAATATTTTTGGCAAAACTTTCTTTACCATAGCGCTTCTTATATAACCTTGTGAAGACAGCATTGCTTGGTTTAACAGTTTCAGAGTCGGTTCTTATCCATTTGTCAAAATGTTCAGAAAGTTCTTTGACCTGTAGATAATCTGATTTTTTATCAGAGTATTCTAAATAACAAAAAAGAGCGATTATAACTATGATAGTTGCGTAGTAAAGCATATTTTACCTCCATTTTTTATTCCCATTATATCAAATTTAGAAAGGATAACACATGAAACTTAACGTAGAAATTACAAATCTAGCTGAGTTTATAACAGCAACAGAAGTAGCTCTAAAAAAAGCCGAAGAATTACAAAAAGCAATTCAACGACTTAATGATATTGATTTATTAATGAGAATCAATGAAAAAGATATACGAAGTGGAAATATAGCCACTGCATCCATTGATGCTGGTCAACTGTCAAGCCGACTTCAAAAAACATCAATCATAGGAAAGGAGCAAAAGCCTATGGAAAATTTAGCAAAAGAAGTGGAAGACTTAGTTAAAGTCAAAGCTACACAAGCATTGGTTCAATCTGAAACTTATCAGGAAGCCATTCTATTAGTCGGACAAAATGCAAGTTTAACTGAACATGGTCAGGCTATTAAAAAAGCTATTCAAGCTGAAATCGCAAGTCAAGCATTGAATAGCAAGATTAATTATAATTCTTCAACTTTAACTACAGCTGAAGAAGAGTAAACAACTGATGGATTTTCAACATCATAAAAAAATGAACTATTTACAAGCAATGTAGTAAAACTTGGAATTAATCCTTCTCGAATGTGGTTCCAAAGTGAAAAGAATTCACCTAATGAAGTTTCATTATCTCTTTTTACAATAGTTTGAAAACCTTGTTCTTCGTGAAAAATAATAGTTGAACCATCAGCAAACGTTACTTTAATTTTGGGCATAACTTTCACCTCCTTTCCAAAAATATTATATCACGGAAAGGACTTAACTATAGAAAGGACGGTGTATCTATTTTGGACACAAAAAAAGCGACTGACGGCAATCAGTCACTAACAAAAATAAACTTAACTAGATTATATCACATTTAAAAGGAGCACGCTATGCCGAAAGTCGAAATAACTTACAAGGCTGTCGGAATCAACGAAGATGCTGAATGGGGCGATTATGATCACTTGATGCAACGTTGGGAAGGTTTGAGCAAGAGCGTTGCCAAACAGTGGGCAGCCGAAATGCGTGAGCATCCAGAGTTTAGGAAATACATCGACAATCCTACACATCGAATAGTTTTTATCAATTACAAAGGATTTGAGCTATTTGTTAAATGGAAATCACGTAACCGATATTTGAGTAAAAAAGAAACATTAGCAGAAATGCTAAAAAACATGAAATTAGAAGCAGAGGTTTTATTATGACATTATTTAACTGGATTTTTACAAAACCTAACAAACAAGAAACTACTCAACCAGAATTCGTGTTTGAAAGTTGGGAAACAAAAGCAAAACGTTACGACAATGTTATTAAAGCGCAAAATGCTATGACACGATACATTCAAAGAGGTTGACATGATACAAGAAGTTATTAACGAAAATGAGTTCTTGAAAGACGAAAACAAACGTCTAAACAACGAACTGACAAAACATTACTTTGCGACAGTCGCAAAAGCAAATTTACTCGACATTATCATTGCTGAGGGCTATATCTTGCCATCAACGCTTGATAAATGTATCAATCAACTTGATGAAGTTGACCAACTAGAAATTAGAAAGGTTATGACAAAATGAGATTGGCAAAACAAAAATTAGGAGCTCAACAAAATGGATATGGTCGTATTGGGTGTGATATTGATATTTACAATGAAATCGCTGAAATTGCAGACAAATGTGGTTATACATTGACAAGTGTCACGAATGCACTGCTTGGCTTCGCTTTAGAAAACAGTGAAATTATCACAGAGACTAAAACGGTAGAAGTTAATACATTCAGGATTGGAAGTGAGGATTTTGATGGTGACAATCAATAAACTTGAAATCGAAAACGTCAAGCGCATCAAAGCAGTTAAAATTGAACCATCTGCAACTGGTTTAACTGTAATTGGTGGGAATAATAACCAAGGTAAAACAAGTGTTCTGGATAGTATTGCTTGGGCTCTTGGTGGTAACAAATACAAGCCAAGTAAAGCAGAGCGTGAAGGGTCAATGGTACCGCCTACGCTTAAAGTGACACTTTCAAATGGGCTGATTGTGGAACGTAAAGGTAAGAATAGTGCGCTTAAAGTAGTTGACCCAAATGGCCAAAAAGCAGGGCAACAGCTGTTAGATAGCTTCGTGGAAGAGTTAGCTATCAATCTTCCTAAATTCATGGACAGCACGCCAAAAGACAAGGCTAACACGCTTTTACAAATCATTGGTGTTAGTGACCAGTTAGCTGAATTGGAGTTGAAAGAAAAGGAAATTTACAACCAGCGTCATGCGATTGGTGTGATTGCTGATCAAAAGGAGAAGTTCGCCAAAGAGCAGCCATACTATCCAGATGCCCCGAAAGAACTGATTAGTATTTCTGACCTCATCCAACAGCAACAAGCCATTTTAGCTACAAATGGCGAGAACGCTCGTAAACGTCAAAATGTGACAGTTATTCAACAGAACTACAACTTTAAGCAACAAGAAGTTGATGAACTTAAGAAGAAACTTAGATTGGCTGAACAGCAATTGAATCAGCTGACAGAAGACTTGCAAATTGCACAGACTGACGCTATGGATTTGCACGACGAGTCAACAGCTGAAATCGAAGAAAATATTGCACGTATTGACGAAACTAACAGACGTGTTCGCGCTAATCTTGATAAAGATAAAGCCGAAGACGACGCCAAACAACAGCGTGAACAATACAATCAATTGACTAACGAAATCGAAGCTGTTCGTCAACAGAAAACAGATTTGTTAACTAACGCAGACTTGCCACTTGAAGGTTTATCAGTATCTGACGGCCAGCTTCTATATCAAGGTCAAGAGTGGGATAACATGTCTGGCAGTCAACAGCTCATGGTAGCTACTGCGATTGTCCGCAAGCTCAAACCAGAATGTGGTTTTGTTCTGATTGACAAACTAGAACAAATGGACCAAATCACACTCGAACAATTTGGTGCATGGCTAGAACAAGAAGGACTGCAAGCTATTGCCACAAGAGTCTCAACTGGTGAAGAGTGTGCTGTCATTATCGAAGATGGCTATTCAGTCGTCAACGAAACGCATCAAGCACCAGTTACAAAACCAACATTTACAGCAGGAACATTTTAAAAAGGAGAAAAACAATGAAACAAACTGAAACATTTATCGTATTTCGCAGCAAAGAAAAAGGTTATTTTCTAAGCGCGTATAAAAACAATGAAAATGCTCTAGCATTTACAGCTAACTATACCAAAGAAATTAAATCAGCGCTTTCTATTCCTGAAGAGAATTTCAAAGAAGATAAGGAAAAATACGAAGGCTTGTTACAAGCATTTGAAGCAGAACCACTAAAAGTTGAAACTGAATATACACTCACGACACTAGACGGTGAAGAACCAGAAGAAATTAAGGCCGACAATCAAAGCAAGGCTAAAATGCTATTTGATGCGCTTGATGATATTTTTGGGGGTGACGATTAATGCAAATCACAAAAGGAAAACGCGCACGAGCCCAAAAAGTAGTCATCTATGGTCCAGAAGGTATTGGTAAATCAACCTTTGCATCACAATTCCCAGGAGCAGTATTTATTGACACCGAAGGATCAACCGACAACATGGACGTTTCACGCTTGAATAAACCGTCAAGCTATACCATGCTAAAAAATGAAATTGCATGGGTCAAAGCTAATCCTACTTGCTGCAAGACACTTATTATTGACACAATCGACTGGGCAGAAAGCTTAATAGTAGATGATATCTGCGCACTGCATCAGAAAAAAGGTATTGAAGATTTTGGGTATGGTAACGGTTATGTTTACGTTAAAGAAGAATTAGGACGTTTTTTGAACAGTTTATCAGAACTTGTAGATTTAGGTATCAATATTGTGTTAACTGCACATGCCCAAATTCGTAAGTTTGAACAGCCTGACGAGATGGGATCTTATGACCGTTGGGAACTTAAGCTTGGTAAAAAAACAAGCTCACAAACTGCACCACTCGTTAAAGAATGGGCTGATATGGTTTTGTTTGCAAATTATAAAACAGTCGTAATGACTGCTGATAACAAAAAGAAAAAAGCTACTGGTGGACAACGTGTTCTGTACACGCAACATCACCCAGCATGGGATGCTAAGAACCGTCACAACTTACCAGAGGAAATGCCGTTTGATTATGCAGGCATTGCACACATCTTCAATCAAGTACCTGCGCCTGCACAAACACAGCCTGCATCTCAACCACAACAGACAGCGCCTGAACCTGCTCCACAGGTAACAGCACAGGAACAGACAGCAACTGCTGAACCAGCGTCACAAGCTCAACCAGAAGTGCCTGAAAACTTGACACAGCCTGCGCCAGAACGTCAGCCTTACCAAGAACCTAACTTGGCTTTACCACAAGCTTTGCGTGATTTGATGATTCAAAACCAAGTCACAGAGATTGAAATTCAAAAGGCAGTAGCTCAAAAAGGTTACTATCCAGAAAATACACCAGTAGTGATGTATGACCCTGGATTTATCGACGGTGTGCTTATTGGCGCTTGGGAACAAGTCTTTAGCATGATTAAAGACAATCGCATTTTACCATTTTAATAATTAACAGAAAGAGGAACATTAACATGACACAATTTAACAATAACTTTGACCACGAACTCGGTTGGGATGATGAAATTACCACAGACGCTAAAGAATTCGTACAGCTCACACCTGGTGACTATCAATTCACAGTAACAAACCTTGAACGTGGACGCCACACGCCAAACCCACAAAATCCAGGTAAACTTCCAGCATGTAATAAAGCAACACTTACCCTTCAAATTGAAACCGCTGAAGGTGAAGCACAATTAACACACAACTTATTCTTGCACACGTCAACAGAAGGTATGCTGTCAGCGTTCTTTGGTGCTATCGGTCAAAAGAAACATGGTGAACCACTTCGCATGAATTGGAACAGTGTCATCGGCGCAAAAGGTGTTTGCCGAGTAAACAAACGCAAAGGTACTGGACAATATGCTGACCGTGAATATGACAACGTTAAAGCAATGATTTATGCAGATGAAGTCGATTGGACTAAAGTGTTGAATGCGAATGTGCAAAGTCAACCACAGCAACCTACATATCAACAACCAATGCAACAAGCAGCACCTCAACAATACCCGCAATACCCACAACAACCACAAGCGCCTCAACAAGCTGCAGGATTCCAAGCTGGGCAATTTTAAGAGGTAGCTAATGAAGCTTAGAAAATATCAAGAAGAAGCCCGCGAAGCTGTTCAGCGTGAGTGGGAAGACGGCAGGAAACGCACACTGCTCGTTCTTCCTACAGGTTGTGGTAAGACTATCGTATTTTCTAAGATTATCGAAGACCGTGTGAGAAAGGGCGAGCGTGTGCTCGTCCTGGCACATAGGTCAGAACTCTTAGAACAAGCTAGCGATAAATTAAAAACCGCTACAGGCTTAGGAACAGCACTAGAGAAAGCAGAGAGCACATCAATTGGTTCATGGTTCCGTGTCGTTGTCGGTTCGGTCCAAACAATGCAACGTGAGAAACGGCTTAGCCAATTCCCACCAGATTATTTTGACACGATTGTGATTGATGAAGCACATCACGCTATATCAGATGGTTACCAACGAGTATTGCAACATTTTGAAGATGCTAATGTGTTAGGCGTTACAGCAACGCCAGACAGGGGAGACAAAAAGAATTTAGGTAAATTCTTTGACAGCCTCGCTTATGAATATTCAATTGTAGATGCAATCAAATCTGGTTATTTATCAAAGATTACAGCAGTTACTATACCGCTGACATTGGACTTATCAAGTGTCAGTCAACAAGCTGGTGATTTTAAGGCTAGTGAAGTTGGAACAGCGTTAGACCCATATCTAGAACAAATCGCAGATGAGATGGTTAAACAATGTGCAGACCGTAAAACAGTTGTGTTTTTACCACTTGTTAAAACGTCTAAGAAATTCCGTGACATCTTAAACAAGAAAGGATTTAAAGCTGCTGAAGTTAATGGTGAGTCAGAAGACCGTGCAGAGGTCTTAGAAGATTTTGATAAAGGCAAATACAATGTTCTTTGCAATTCCATGCTACTAACTGAAGGCTGGGACTGCCCAAGTGTTGACTGTGTGGTGGTATTAAGACCGACTAAAGTCAGGGCGCTGTATAGTCAAATGGTTGGACGTGGCACGCGCTTAGCAGAAGGTAAAGATAATTTATTGATTTTAGATTTTCTTTGGCACACCGAACGTCACGAGCTATGTAGGCCAGCGCATTTAATCACAGATAGTCCTGAAGTGGCTAAGAAGATGGTCGAAAACATGGCTGAACAGACTAACCAACAATTTGAATTGCTGGAAGCTGAAGAAACAGCTAGCAAGGACGTTGTGGCTGAACGTGAAGAAGCACTTGCAAAACAATTGTCAGAAATGCGCAAGCGTAAACGTCGATTAGTTGACCCACTGCAATTTGAAATGTCTATCCAAGCCGAGGACTTAGCGGACTATGTTCCAGCGTTTGGCATTGAGATGACACCGCCAACAGACAAACAACTAAAAGCATTAGAGAAGTTCGGTATCTTTACTGATGATATTGGCAACTTTGGTAAGGCTAGCAAATTGTTAGACCGACTTAAGAAACGTCAAACAGAAGGCCTTACCACACCTAAACAAATTCGTTTGCTTGAACGCTACGGGTTTAAAAATGTTGGTATGTGGACATTCGACAGCGCAAGTAGCCTAATCAATCGCATTGCTGCAAACGGTTGGCGTGTTCCTCGTGGTATTCGACCAGCGGAATTTAAACCAGAATAAATAAGAAAGGATAAACATGGCAGAGAGAGATTTTGACCTGCTACCATTGCTGGATTATATCAATCCTGCCATGGTAGATTATGCGACTTGGTGCCAAATTGGTATGGCTTTGAAACACGAAGGTTATACCGCTATGGACTGGGATAACTGGTCACAAGCTGATACACGTTATAAACGTGGAGAGTGTTTCAAAAAATGGGATACTTTCAACGAAGAAGCAGGTAGTGTCGTAACAGGAGCTACTATCACGCAGCTAGCAAAGGATAATGGCTGGCAACCTGCGTCAAGTGGTCGTGGTGATTTCCATGAGCTTGATTGGGAAGACACCATTGACCGTGACTATCAAATCGTTGATAAGAATTGGATTGAGTCAAAAGAAATTAGAGAGCCACTAAATTGGCAACCTGCGCAAGATTTAATCAGGTACTTAGAAACCTTGTTTGACTCAACGGATTTAGTCGGCTACGTGACTGCGACATATCCAATTGAAACAGACAATGGCACGATTTATAAGCCAACACAAGGGAATTTTGACAGGACAGCTGGTGAGCTTATCCAGTTGTTGCAAAAGACACCTGACGATATTGGCGCTGTCTTTGGTGATTATAAGGAAGAAGCGGGGGCTTGGATTCGATTCAATCCACTTGACGGAAAAGGCGTCAAAAATGACAACGTCACAGATTATCGTTACGCACTCGTTGAATCAGATACATTAGACATCGGTAAGCAATATGCGCTGTTTAAAGAGCTTGAACTACCAATTGCAACACTCGTTCATTCTGGTAAAAAATCATTACATGCAGTCGTGAAAGTAGATGCGCGTGATTATCAAGAATACCGTAAACGTGTCGACTATATTTACCAAATCTGCAAGAAGAACGGTCTTGATATTGACACGCAAAACCGCAATCCAAGTCGTCTATCACGCATGCCAGGTGTCACACGTAACGGACACAAGCAATTTTTGATTGACACCAACATTGGTAAAGCCAATTATGACGAATGGTACCAATGGGTCGAAGATTTAAACGACGACTTGCCAGACCCAGAAGGGCTGTTAGACAGCTGGGACGATATGCCAGACTTAGCACCAGAACTTATCCATGGTGTCTTGCGCCAAGGGCACAAGATGCTAATCGCTGGTCCGTCTAAAGCTGGTAAATCATTCGCCTTGATTGAGTTATCGATTGCGATTGCCGAAGGCGCTAAGTGGCTGAACTGGCAATGCGAGCAAGGACGTGTCTTATATGTCAATCTGGAACTTGATAGACCGTCAGCATTGCACCGTTTTAAAGATGTGTATGAAGCTATGGGACTTCAAGCAAACAACGTCCAAAACATTGACGTCTGGAACTTGCGTGGTAAGACTGTGCCAATGGATAAGTTAGCACCTAAGCTGATCAGACGTTCGCTTAAAAAGAATTATCAAGCTGTCATCATTGATCCAATTTACAAGGTGCTGACTGGTGACGAAAACAGCGCGGACCAAATGGCACACTTTACAAATCAGTTTGATAAAGTGGCTACTGAGTTAGGCTGTAGCGTGATTTACTGTCACCACCACAGTAAAGGTGCTCAAGGTGGTAAAAAATCAATGGACCGTGCTAGCGGTTCGGGAGTGTTTGCTCGTGATCCAGACGCGTTGATTGACTTAGTAGAGCTTGAACTAAACGACAGTCTGATCAAACAACGTACTGACAAAGCAAAATGTGACGTGTTTAAGCGTGCTATCCAAGAAAAGAACTTAGATTATTACCAACATGAAATCACGCTTGACGACTTGCAAAGTGTCGCACAGATGTCTAAGCATTTTGACAAAGCAATTGATGACATCATGATCAGAAAGCCATACTTGCACGAAATCCAGCAAGTCGAAGAATCTATCAAGATTGCCACAGCATGGCGTGTTGAAGGGACGCTTCGTGAGTTTGCGAAATTCCCACCAGTCAACATGTGGTTCAGCTATCCAGTGCATGATGTGGATATGACGGGCGTTCTTGCGGATATTCAGTTGGAAGATGACAAGCCGAACTGGCAAAAAGCTGCTAAAAAAGCTCGTGAAGGTCGTAAGTCAGCTGAGCAAAACCTTGAAGAACGTAATCAAATATTAGAGGATGCATATAATACTCAAAAAGATTTTAACCCAGATGGTCCAGTCACCAAAGAAGACATTGCTAATTTGACAGGTGTAAAAATACGAACTGTCGAAAAATATGTCAGAGAGCATGAAGATTTTGTTCTAAAAAATGGGAATATCATCAAAATAAATTAGCAAAAAATCTACACACTTCAATAAAAAGTGCTATGTAAAAAAATCACTTTTAAGCAGTTTTTTATTAAGCTATAGCATGTTATAGCATCAATATATGTCGTGTAGAAAAATCAGTTTTCTGTAATGTATGTATGTCGTGTAAAAAAATCACTTTTAAGCAGTTTTTTATTAAAAAAGTGAGCTACAGCACGGGGTAAACCCCAAGTTTGGGGAGTGTTTTGGATTCGCATGTGTGAAAGTCGAATGTTAGGAAAGATTGGGCGACTAAGCTACGCCCAAATCATTTCCCAACAACTTTCGACAAGCGCGTGACTGCGAATGACCAAAAGCAGTCATAAATCAAAAAGTAGAAAAATGAGGTGGAAATATGAACAAACAAGAAGCGATTGAAGAAATCAAAGACGAAATAAAAAGAAATGGCAAGCGTAGCGGAAGTTTAGATTATTTAAACGGTAAACGCGATGGATTGGTGGATGCTTTGAAAATTATCAAGCAAATTGACGAGCCAGAAAAGCCAGTAGTGCCACAGTTCGTTGCGGACTGGTATGAAGAGAATAAGAATGACTTTGAATATAACTTATACAGACTTTGTATCGATTTCTATGGACGAAAATTACATGAAGATTTACATGAGTGGTTTAAATTTGATAAAAATAAACCAATTGAGACACTTGTTAAAATGAAACTTTATGGCTATGAAGTTGAGAAAGAGAAGTTGTATATAGCTAAGAACAAGATAACCAATTCTTATCTTGGAAAGAATGGCGGCTGGAGTCATTACGGACGTGCATGTAGTCCAGAAATTATAAAGCACTCTAAGAGCACTTGGAGATCACTTGGTGTGTGGGATAATGACTTATACGAAATTACAGAGGTAAAAGATGATTGAATTCTTTATCCCAATGAAGAAAATTCCAACAGTTACTCACCAGCAAAAGAAAGTTCGTGTTATACATGGTAAGCCACAATTCTATGAGCCAGACCAACTAATGGAAACGCGGGCAATGTTCATGGAATTGTTAGCACCATATGCACCAGATGAACCGCTAGACGGTCCGTTGAGGTTGACGACTAAATGGCTGTTTCCAAAAATCAAAGGTACGACTAACGGTCAGTACAAGCATACAAAGCCTGATACAGATAATCTTGTTAAGTTGCTAAAAGATTGCATGGAAAGAACGGGATTCTATGTCAATGATTCAAGAGTGGCTAGTGAGATAATCGAAAAGTTTTGGGCTGATACGGTCGGAATTTATGTGAGGTTAGAAAACTTATGAGTAAACATATGAATAACTTAAGAGCTAAGCACGCTGTGACGTTTTCAGAACACCACACAGAAAATGCGCTAGAAACCTTAGATGCGTTCATTGCGTGGACGAAAGAAAAGCAGCTTAAAAGCTATCTTGAGATTGCTAAATTGCTGTATGTGCCACCAAATGAGGTACAAAAATTACTAACACGAGCCAAATTGCCAGATGAGCGTATTGAAAAGCGAATGAAAGAGGTTATGCGTCATGAAGATTGATTATATTGATTTCTTTCAAAATGAAGTCACAGCATGGATGATGGCTAGCAATATGAAATCACAAGAAGTTGGTTTTGGAAGTCTCGCTTACTGGGAATGGGCTAATCAGTCCATTGTGGCTATCTGCGAGAAATACGGTAATGATGAATTGGTTAACGGTCAGTTTCACTTAATCTGGGGCTGGCTAGACAAACAAGCGAAAGGAGCAGGCAATAATGATTGATTTCATGTGGTTAGTAATACAATTAATATTCAGCTTAGTGTGTATTACAGCACTTATATTTCTTTTAATTTTATGTATTTGGTGCATCATTGCAACAGTCAAATTCATTATTAAAAATTTGTGAGCTTATTTGAGGGTCATTCCTCAAATAGGCATAACAGCTATCATCATTAAAAATTTTTAGAAAGATGAGCTATGACCTTAGTTTTGATAGCTGGACTAAGTGAGCGACTCCATTAATAATTAATTTCTAGTGGTAATTCGGTAGCAATGCAGTTCTAAGCTGAATGAGTGAGTGCAACTCTCACTCTTGCTATTAGACTGGTAACTAAAAATTAAAAAAGAAAGTAGGTTCAATGATGACTGTTTGCCAGTCGACAGTCTAGAACTCCTTTGTATTTTCCAGATTTTTTAAAATAATCATTCGGTGCCTATGATGGTCTTGAGCGTGATTCGATTTCACGCATAGGCATAACCCGAAATATTTTATATGGTTTTGTGAGGTGAAAAAAACTCCTTCTTACACAAATTAGTATATTCGCTAGTGAAGTTTATCGGGTTACTTGCTAGCAACATAGCGAAATCAAAAATAGAAAAGAGGAACTCCTTAAAATCTTTCTGTATTAAATCAATCTAACGCTAATTATCGCTAGTTAGTTATTATGCAAGGCGCCGTTTATTCTTCGTGGTAACTCAATGTTTGGGTCGTGCGCCTGCCCATTTTTGTAGAAACGCAAAAAAGCCCCTGCTTGCACAAGGACCTAAGATATATAAATGACATTTATATTATATCATAAAGGAGCTGTGAAGTAGTGGGAAAATTGAGTAATTCACAATTAAAAGCACTTGATGAGCTATTGTTTGATTATGTAAGTATTGACCATAAGATTGCAGTACGTAAGCTAGAAATTAGTGACGTTCCAAATATAGATGAAAACGTAGGTGGTGGACGTTCCAACATTGTGTCTAAGCCTACAGAAACGACCGTAGCGCGTTGGGATAGTGACCAGCGATTAAATAGTTTGTATGCGCAGAAACACGCAGTGGAGAATACTTTGTCTATGCTTGATGAAGATATGTCACGCATTTTCTGGTTACGTTGGGCAAGAGGTAGCGTGAATACCTGGGACGCCATTGCTGGTAAAATGCACATGTCAATCAAGACAATTTACCGAAAACGTCAACGAATTTTAGAAATTTTTGCTGATTTTTATGGTTTTTCGTAAAAATGACAAAAAACACGATATTTTTGTCACCTAAAATGCGATATTATGTTATCATCAAGGTTTTGAAGATAAGGACGAGGATTATTGAGGGTCTTTCTCGTCCTTATTTGTTACGGTTTACAGTTAACAGTCACACGTTTGTGTGGCTTTTTATTTTAGATTGGGGGTGATGAATTGACGTTAACGAAACTGCAAAAGAAATTTGCTGAAGGGATTGCTTTAGGTATGAAGCAAGGTCAAGCAGCACGTTATGCTGGTTATTCAGAAAAATCAGCTGATACACAAGCTTACAACAATATGAAAAACGTTGAAATTTTAGCATTTGCTGATGAATTAATCGAAGCGCAAAAGAGTATGTTAAAAAGGCGCTTTTCGGGTTTGGCATCTATTGCAGTTGATAAAACAATTGATATTTTGCAAGACGTTGATGCATCACCTCAAGCACGTTTAAATGCCGCTAAAATGATACTTGATTACGCTGGTATGGAAGAACCTAAACAGCTTAATGTTAGGGCTGATGTGAACCAGTCTAATCCATTTGAGGGACTGACAACAGATGAGTTAAGGAAGTTGATTGATGATGGATAAAACAGCAATCAAACAGCAAGCACGTTTTGAGTTAGCTCGTCGTGATTTCTTTTATTATTGTCATCTAATGGCAAGTGATTTCTATAAGCCGTCTCGTAAATACTTAGTTGAGCTTTGCAATGATTTGCAAGGCTTTTTAAGTGATGATGAGCATAACGTTTTGGTTATCAATGAACCGCCAAGGCACGGAAAATCAAGGACGGCAGGCATGTTTGTTCAATGGTTACTTGGAAATGACAATAACAAAAAGATAATGACTGGCTCATACAACGAAACGTTATCAACTGTGTTTTCAAAGAATGTCAGAAATGCTATTCAAGAAACGAAAGCAGATAAAGACGTTACTGTGTTTAATGACATTTTTCCAGATACGCATATCAAATATGGTGATGCCGCTATGAACTTGTGGAGTTTAGAGGGTGGCTATAACAATTATCTGGCTACCAGTCCAACTGGTACAGCGACTGGTTTTGGTGCTGATATTATTATCGTTGATGACCTTATCAAAAATGCTGAAGAAGCTAACAACGCTACTGTCCTGGAAAAGCATTGGGAGTGGTTCACAAATACTATGCTGTCTCGTCTTGAAGAAGGTGGGAAAATTATTATTATCATGACACGTTGGCATTCGCAAGATTTGGCAGGTAAGGCGCTGATTGAACTTCCTAAGTCTGATTACAAGGTCAAGCATATCAGCATGAAAGCTTATGATGAAGCGACAGATACCATGCTTTGTGATGAAGTCCTAAGTAAACAAGCTTATTTTCAAAAGACTAAAACCATGGGAGCTGACATAGCTTCTGCTAACTACCAGCAAGAACCAATTGACTTAAAAGGTCGTTTGTATTCTGGATTTAAAACTTATGATACAAGACCTAAATTCAAACGTATTAGTGCTTATACCGATACAGCGGATACAGGAAGCGACTATCTATCAAGTTATATTTACGGTGTGACATCTGACAATGAAGCTTATATTCTTGATATTGTCTTTACTAAAGAGCCAATGGAAGTCACCGAACCATTGCTTGCCAGAAAATTAGCGAAGCATGAAGTCAATACATGCGATATTGAAAGTAATAATGGTGGTCGTGGTTTTGCCCGTAATGTTGAAAGGTTAACTAAAACACAATACAACAACCATTACACGCTTTTTAATTGGTTTCATCAATCGCAAAATAAACAAGCTCGTATTTTGACAAATGCTACATGGGCGATTGAACACATTTACTTTCCAGAGAATTGGCGTCACAAATGGCCTGAACTTTATCAGGAACTGATGTCTTACCAACGTGAAGGTAAAAACGCACATGATGACGCAGCAGATGCTCTAACAGGTATTGTTGAAAGTATTAATAACAAAATTAAAACAAAAGCTAAAGTTCGACGTAAGTCAGCTTATGGTTTATAGAAAGGAGTCACATGCAGGACGATACATTGATTTATTCTCGTAGCAAATACGACGAAGAAAACCTAAATCTTGACATTATTTATAAACTTATCACCGTTCATGCTTCAGAAAGCAAACGGCTGAAAACGTTGAAAGATTACTACCTTGGAAAGCATGATATTTTAAATCATAAACGACGGTCAAATTTACCAAACTTTAAAACAGTTGCTAATCACGCTAAAGATATTGCCGACACGTCAACTGGGTATTTCATGGGTAACAGTATCACATACACGAATACGTCAGAAGCAGATATTGAACCGTTGCTTAATGCGTTTGATAAAGCAGATGTGGACCATGTAGATAACGAAAATGCTTTAAATATGGCTATTTATGGTCGTGCATATGAATTTATTTATGCAAAGGAAGATGAAGTAGAGTTAAGCGTTCGAAGTCTTGAGCCAGAAAATACATTTATTGTTTATGATGACTCTATCGAACAATGTCCGCTATTTGCTGTTTATTATTATGATATTATAGATGATGTTAGTCAAAATACCACATACAAAGCAGAGGTTTTAACGGAAAATTACCATTATCAGATGACTTTGCGAGGTTTTGAGGACGTTAATAATAAGTCATCAGCACCAGAAGAACATCATATGGGCGCTATTCCTATCGTTGAGTATCGAAACAATAGTTTAATGATTGGTGATTATGAGCAACAGCTAGGTTTGATTGATGCCTATAATTCATTGACTGCTAATCGTGTGAACGATAAAGAACAAGCTATCAATTCTATTTTGGTGCTTTACGGTGCTAGTTTAGCAGATAGTGCAGAGGAAGCACGCGAAGCTATGCAGATTTTGAGTGAGGAAGGCTTGCTTGAATTACCACCAGATGCTAAGGCAGATTTCTTAAATAATGTGCTAGATGAAAATGCTATTGAGGTGTTGCGTAAAGCGTTGAAACAAGACATTTACACATTTAGTCATGTTCCTAATTTAACAGATGAGAATTTCGCTAGTAATGTGTCTGGTGTGGCTATGGAGTACAAGCTGTTGGGCTTAGAAATGATTACTAAGACTAAAGAACAGCATTATAGTAAGTCACTTCGTAAGCGTATTAAGCTATTTTGTAACTATTTAGGTTTAAAACAAATTGCACTTGACGCAAAAGCAATCGTACCACAATATAAGCGTGGTTTGCCTAAGAATTTGCTTGAATTGTCTCAAATCATCAACAATCTTGATGGCAAGGTTAGTCTTCGTCAATTGATTTCTTTATTGCCGTTTGTCGAAGATCCAGATGCAGAATTAAAAGCGCTTGAGGAAGAACAAGAAAATAAGACTGACGAAGCGCCTGCATTTGTCCAAAATTTGCCATTAGACGAAGAAGATGATGTAGATGAGTAAGAAGTTAAGCTACTGGGAACGTCGTAAAGCACAGCTTATCTTTAATCAAATGGATAAAGCAGAAAAACAAGCAGATTCGTTTGACGCCATTTACGACGAAGCCAAACGTTATTTAACCAGACAATCTAACAAAGTATTTGATAAGTTTCAACGTGATTATGGCTTGACTGAAAAAGAAGCACGTTTAGTATTAAAGACAATAAAAGATGATAAGACAATTGATAATCTTAAACGACAGCTTCAAGCACAACCAGATAATTCAAACATTAATCAATTGTTAGCTGATTTAGACAGCCCAGCTTTTGCTTTTAGAATTAATCGCTTTAATGATTTGCAGAAACAGATTGATAATATTTCTAACAAGGTATATCAAAGCGAAAAGCAACAATCGGATACTTATTATTCTGATTTCATGAATGATAGTTATTATCATCATACTTACGAGCTTCAAAAACGCCTTGGTGTTGCATATGATTTTAACACCTTACCGGAGCGTGAGATTTCGTGTTTACAGCGTTCTAATTGGTATGGGGATAATTATTCAAGCAGAATTTGGAACAACACACAGGCGCTAGCAGATAGCCTAAAAAACGAGCTTTTAATTGGGCTTATGACTGGGCGTAGCACTCGTGATATTGCTGATATTATTTCACAACGTTTTGATGTTGGGAAGAATGCTTCAAGGCGATTGGTTCGAACAGAATCAGCTTATTATCATGGTCAAATGGAACTAAAAAGCTATGATGAAGCTGACATCAGTCAATATCAATTTGTAGCTACGCTTGACTTAAGGACGTCGACTATTTGCCGTGAACATGACCAAATGGTTTATAAAACGAAAGAAGCGACAGTCGGCGTTAACTATCCACCTATGCACCCTTGGTGTCGTTCGACAACCATTGCTTACTTTGATGATAAGTGGGCTAAAGGTAAGAAACGACGTGCGAAGGACCCTAAAACAGGTAAAAACATACTTGTTCCAGCTGATATGACTTATGATGACTGGTACACTAAACATGTAAAACCGTTGTATAAAGTTGACGGTTTGAAACAGTCTGATATTGATAGAGCTAACCAACAATACATCAAATACAAAGACATTTTAGGGGATGAAAGAACTCCTAAAACGCTGGCAGATTTTGTTGATTTAAAGTATAATAATGCTGAGGGATACAAGCAGTTAAGACTTAAATCACGTCTGCAAGAACACATAAATAATGGTGATTTGTCTTTGACTATTAATCAAGACAAACAAAATAGGCACACTCAAAATCATAAAGCTTATAATAATTATGTACAACATAATAAGTCAAAAGGAAAACCAATACCAGGTTATCTTACTGTGGATAATGCGACTGTCCAAAAGATTATAAACGATAATTATTTGAACGGCACAATTATTAGACGACAGAGTGGTCAGTATAGTGCTATTATTAAAATAGATACTAAGAGTGGTGTAGCTTATTGCATTCATGATTTAACAGGAGCTAACCCAATTGCGACTGATGAATTCACAATACATATTTCAAAATCGACAACGCATTTAGTTCCAAGAATACCAAGCGATAATAAAACTAAAGGAGGTGCCTCATGAAATTGTGGGAATATATAAATAAAGATGTTCGTATCATTTTAAATGATGGTACGTCTGTGGCTGGTAAAGTTTCTGATTGGTTTGATGGCTATGATATTGATGGCGAAGATGAAATCGTCATAGACAATCAATCGTACTCAGAAGACAATATTAAACAAATAGAAATCATAAGCACTTAGTCAATTTGATTAGGTGCTTTTCTTATGCTTAAAAGGAGATAAAATTTATGGTAAATTTCATCTGGCAATTAGCCAGTTTTTTATTTGGCTTTATTACAGTAGTGTTTTTATTGATTGTATTAATAACGTCTATTTTGGCTTTTATTAAAGCATTCATCAAGGAAGTTATTAAAGCTCTAAAAGAATAGTCGTAGTAATACTGCTTTTATTTTGTCCAGGCATGGAAGACGTTAAAAGCTATGGATTTAATAGTCGGGGACGACTTAAAACATAGGAGGTGCCAATTATGGCAGAAAAAAACGATAACGTTGAAGTGGTAGAAACTGATAAGACTGCTGCAGGGTCTGAACAATCAGAATCACAAGACGAGAAAAAGTACACAGACGCAGATGTTGATGCCATTATCGACAAGAAATTTGCAAAATGGAGAGCTGACCAAGAAGCTAAAGAATCTGAAGCTAAAAAGTTAGCTAAGATGAACGCTGACGATAAACAAGCATATCAACTTAAAAAACGTGAGCAAGAATTGGCTGACCGTGAAGCAGAAATCAATAAACGTGAATTGACAGCAGAAGCTAAATCTATTCTAAGCGAACGTGGCTTACCAATTGAATTAGTTAACAACGTCAATTTGACTGATGCAGATAGTGTACATGAATCAATTGACCAACTACAAAAGAGTTGGGAGGAAGCTGTTCAAAAAGGTGTTTCAGAACGTATTAAGGGTGGCAAAACAATTAAAAAAGCACCAGGTGCACCAGCTGAAATTACCAAAGAACAGTTTGACAAAATGGGTTATAAGAGCCGTAATGAGCTGTTCGAACGTAATCCTGAACTATATAACAAACTGAAAGGATAATTAAACTATGCCAACAGGAACTACTAAATTAGCAAACATGATTAATCCAGAAGTTATGGCAGATATGGTTTCTGCTAAACTTCCAAAACTATTGAAATTTACACCGCTTGCTTATGTCGAAACAGCACTTGAAGGGCAACCAGGAAGCGTTCTAACGGTTCCAGCTTTCGAGTATGCAGGTGATGCTACAGATGTTGCCGAAGGGGAAGCTATTCCACTTGACCAATTGACAACTAAAAAGACAACAATGACTATCAAAAAAGCTGGTAAAGGGTATGAAATTACCGACGAAGCTGTTTTATCTGGACTTGGTGACCCTATCGGACAAGCAACTTATCAACTCGGCTTGGCTATTGCTAACAAAATTGATAATGACATTGTGGAACTTGCTAAAACAGCTACACAACACGTTGCTGAAGCACCAACAACACTTGAAACAATTGACAAAGCACTTCAAATTTTTGAAGATGAAGAAGATGTACGTTATGTCGCTGTCATCAATCCAAAAGATGCCATTTCACTAAAAGCGAATATTGGCAAAGAATGGGTTAAAGGTTCAGAACTTGGCGCAGAAATGGTTGTGTCTGGTACGTTTGGTGAAGCTGGTGGCGTTCAAATTGTCCGTTCTAAGAAAGTAGAACAAGGCAAAGGTTTCCTTGTGCAAGTATCTGCTAAACAAACAGATCCAGATGACGAAGCTAAATACGGTGCATTCGTTATCAACTTGAAACGTAACGTTGCTATTGAAACAGACCGCGACATTATCAAGAAGACAACTGTCATTACTGGTGATGAACACTATGGTGTTTATCTATATGACCAATCAAAAGTTGTCAAATTTGGCGGGACAGAATAAGGAGTATTTTTATGGGAATGCTACTAAGACGCCATTACTTGCCTAAAAAAACTGCGAAAGTTGAAGAAACTGATATCTTGTCAGATTTGAACGTTAAAGAGCTAAAAGGATTAGCTAAGCAACGTGGTGTTGAGGGTTATAGCACTTTGACAAAACAGGAACTTTTGGAGGCGCTAAATGGTTAAATTAAAAGTGTTGCAAGATTTCCACGACTGGCAAGCAAAAGTTTTGCGTCCCAAAGGAGCAGTTATTGAAGTGACTGAGAAACGTTTCAAAGAACTATCTAAAAACCTTGAAGCGCAGGGCGTCAAAACTGATACAGTCGTGGAAGTTGTTAAGGAAGATAAGAAATCTTCTAAGTAACAAGTAAGGAGGTTTCATGGACAATCTTGAAACTTTACAAACGTTAACTGGCGAGAGTGATTCAAAATTACTTTCGCCTTTACTTTTGCGGGCTAAAAATATTATTTTGACAATGACGAACCGAACAAAACTAATTCCAGTTTTGGAAGGTTTACAGCTTGAATTGGCTCTGGAATTGTACAACAAACAAGGTAGCGAAGGTGAATCATCACGTAGTGAAGGTGGTGTATCGGTCAGCTATAAAGACGGTGTTTCAGAGACATTAAAAGCTAGTATTAATCAATACCGATTAGCAAAGGTGGGCGGATATGCGTTTGAAAAAGAACAGACTGAAACCGTATCTACTAAAGAAACATCAGACGGTTAAAACTAACGAGGGTCTAAAAAGGACTGGCTATAGTGATGAAGGTGTTACGATTTATGTAGAAATATGGCCAGCGTCAGGCAATGTACAAGCAGAAGTATACGGACAACGATTAAGCTATATTTTAAATGCTTTGGTTGAACGTGATACAACGATTAATGAGCTTGACGGGCTATGTATTGATAGTGATAACGTGACACATAAAGTCATTTCAATAAAAACCTACAGCAATCACAAGGTGTTGGAGTTAGAAGATGTCAGAAATCGTTAATGCTGATAAATTGATTGCAAAGTTACACAGGCTATCTGACAGCAGAGCGGCTACAGATATTGTTTTGACGGCTGTCAACGGTGGTGGGAAAATGGTACAAGGTGAAGCTAAGCTAGGAGCCCCCGTAAATTCGGGTGAATTGCGTAACGAAGGCATACAAGTAAAAGCCGAAGCTAAAGGCGTTGGTGAAGCGATAGCAGTTGTTTACGTTACGAAAGAATATGGTATATACGTTGAACTTGGAACAGGACCAGTTGGACAAGCTAACCATTCAGGTATTTCACCAGAAATCAGTGTCTCTTATCGTTCGACGCCGTGGTATGTTCATGAAAGTCAAATTGATGTAGGACCATACCACTTCCAAAAAGTAGGTGAATTTTATAAGATGTATGGTCAGCCGGCACAGCCTTATCTATACCCTGCATTGAAAAATAACGAGAAACGTGTTTCACAGTATATTTGCACTTACGTTAACAAAAGGATAAAGGAAATTGTCAAATGATTAATATTAAACCGCTTATTTATAAAGAGCTTGAGAAGCTCACGGATAATGTCACAGACACTTATCCAGATGATTGGGAACATTTCCCAGTGGTTATCTATTTAGAAGAGGAAAATAAGCCTTATGAACAATACGATAACCAAGAACAAAAAACATATGTCAGATATAAGGTCGATATCTTTAACAACGATACAACAAGTGATATGGCTACGTCTATCAACTCTATCTTTGCAAGTTTGGGACTTAAACGTACGACTTGCCAAGATGTGCCAGACCCTAGCAATTTACGTCACAAGTTAATGCGTTTTGAAGGTATTGTTGACCTTAACTCTGAACTTGTTTATCAACAAAGAATGGAAGGATAATTTATGTTAGCAAATGGAATTACACTAGGTTACTCAACTTCTGGTAAAACTAGTTTTACGAATTTGACAGGACTGAAAGAAGTCCCTGAAATTGGGGTTGATCCAGAAAAAGTAGATAACACTACATTGGCAGACTCAGTTAAACAATACGAACTTGGTATTGGTGATGCAGGCGAATTGGAATACAAATTTGCTTTTTCAAATACTAAAGAAACTGATTCGTACCGTGTCTTGCGTAAATTACAAGAAGCAGGAACAATTACCAACTTTGAACATAAATACCCAGACGGTACTAAAGTTCTATTTTCTGGTCAAGTTTCAGTTAAAATCGGTAGCGGTGCTGTCAATGGTGTTATTGAATTTACAGCAAGCATTGCGTTGCAATCAGCACTTGAATTTACAGACCCAATCGGAGGATAATTAAATGTCATTACCATACACAACTTGGAAAATCGGCGAAGTTGAACACAAATTACGTTTGACAACACGTCAAGCAGTTGCAGTTGAAGAAAAATTGGGAGTCAATCTTCTCAAGGTATTCATGCCACGCCAAGATGAAGATTTTCCTTTGCCACCACTTAAAGTGATGTTGGTGGTTATTCACGGCGCTTTGCAAAAATTTGAGCATGGTGTCACACTAGATGATGTTTACGACATGCACGACGATTACGTTGATGCAGGTGGTGACCAAACTTCTTTATTAATGGACGTTATTATCCCACTTTTTGAAAATTCGGGTTTTATGCCAAAACAGAAAGAAACGACGGACGAACAAGCGACGCTAACCACAGTGAAGTGACAACATCTGTCGAAATTATTTCTGCTAAAGATTATATCAATGGACTGTATCCTATGTTTTTGGACATCAAGGGCAGTCCTTTTGACTTTTGGGAGTACACGGTTGCTGAAATCGTTGATTTAATTGATAGCTATAATCGTGTCTATACACAAAAACGAAAAGAACAGATTATAAATAACTATCAATTATCACAAATGATTGCTAATCATGTTTCTTGTTTACTGTCTTCTGATTCTAAACCATTAGAGGTTTGGGAATATGCACCAGATTTATTTGATAAAGAGCGTGAACAAGTCGAAGAAGAACGTAGGCAACGTGATTTATTAATGCACAAAGAACGCATGCGTGCGTTTGCAACACAGTTTAATAATCATTTTAGAAAGGAGGACGCACATGAGCATGACTCTTGAGGAACTTCAAGTTGTTATTGACGCTAAAATTGCACCATTTAAACAAAAGATGCAAGAAGTTGAAAGTAAGGTAAAGAGCTCAAATAACAAGGTTCAAAGTAGTACATCTGGTATTAAAAATGCTTTTAGTAAACTCGCTAAGATAACTGCTTTTGCATACATTGGCAAAAAAATGGTTGATGTCGGTATGTATTCGACACAAATGGCGTTGAAAGTAACGGCTTCTGTGAACCAAATTAAGCGTCAAATGGGCGAGAGCTCACAAACATTCTTAAAATGGATTGAAAACAACGCTAATGCAATGAATATGTCCATTTCAGATGCGACACAATATGCATCCGTTTATTCCAATTTATTTAGTGGTTTTATTAAGGATTCTGGTAAACTAAGCGCCTATACAGGTAAAATGTTACAAACATCAGCCGTTATTGCGGAGGGTACTGGACGAAGTATTACGGATGTTATGGAGCGTATTCGCTCTGGGTTACTTGGTAATACTGAAGCTATTGAAGATTTAGGAATCAACGTCAATGTATCCATGATTGAATCCACAAATGCGTTTAAACGTTTTGCAAATGGGCAATCTTGGCAACAGTTGGACTACAACACACAACAACAAATTCGATTAATGGCTATTTTAGAACAAGCAACGGCGAAATATGGTAATACACTTTCCAATTCCGTAAATAGTCGTGTTAGCTTATTCAAGTCACTTTTAAAAGATACAGCATTAAACATTGGTAGTGCTTTGTTGCCAATTCTTAATGCTGTTATGCCAATTTTAAACTCACTAGCAATGGCATTAAAGAACGCTACAGCTAAACTAGCTGAATTTGTTAGCTTGATGTTTAATAAAAAGGCAAAGGTTAAGAATAGTGCGTTGGATTCTTTGTCTAAAAATTTTGGCGGTCTAACTAATAATGCTAATGATGCAGCAGGCGCTGTAGATGATGTTGCGGACAGCTTAGGTGACGCAGATGACGCATCAAGTGGTATCGCTGATAGCTTAGATGATACGGCAGATAGTGCTAAGAAAGCTGTTAAAGAGCTACTTGGTCTGGCTAGTTTTGATGAAATTAATAGTCTTGGTTCAAATGATTCTGATTCATCTAGCCCTAATTCAAGTTCACCTTCTAATGGTTCAGGAAAAGGCGATTCTGGTGCTAACGGTGGAAGTGATATTTTACCAGAAGTTGAGCTTGAAGATTTAGACAACAATTTTAAGAGTATTTTTGATGGTTGGGACAAAACATTAAAACCTCTATTAGACTATCTTTCAAAACTAAAAGATTTGTTTAAAGACGGCTTTAATGTTTCGTTTAGGGCTGACAGTCTTGAACGTTTCAAGGAAGCTCTAAAAGGTATTTGGCAGTCATTAAAAGATATTTTTGAAGATGGAACGGTATTAGCAGCCGCTGCGAAATTTGGTGAAAAATTAGCTTATGCTTTAGGGCAAACAACAGGAGCTATAGCCAATGTCATCATGGGAATTGCGGTATTTATCGCTGAAAGCCTTAATAAATCGCTCAATGAAACCAAATTTGACATAAAAAGTTGGCTAATTAGGCAATTCGAAATATCTGGCGACCTAGTAGCACATATTGGAAATATTGCACAAGCGCTTGGGCAAATATTCTATGACACTATTACAAGCACACCAGCTACTGATATAGGTAGTCATATTATTTCGGCGTTCACCTATGCAGGAATGGGAATAGCAGAGTTATACACTAAGTCTTTGCGTGATATGTTTGGTGCTGTTGATACTATCTTGACTGAAAATCAAAACAAAATTACTCGTAATTTAACAGGATTACTTTCGGCGGCTGAACCAGCTTTTGCTTCGCTAAAAAATTTAGTTAAAAATACTATGTCTGCTATCAATGCGACCTATGACGAACATATCAAACCGTTTGTTGATTCTTTGGCAAGTGGTTGGTCAGAAATCGTAGGAACGTTCCTAGATAGTTGGAATACTTATATCCAACCAGTGCTTGATAATATCGGGCAAGGTTTCTCTGACTTAATGTCTAACCACATTCAACCGATGATTGAAAAAGCGTTAGATTATTTCGGAGACATCATAGACGATTTAAAAGTTATTTGGGAAAATGTATTACAACCATTCTTTAATTGGCTAGCAGAGTGGATAGTTCCAATATTAGCACCTGCTATTCAATATTTAGCAGACGTCTTCTTTGATGTTTGGGGTAAGATTGCTGATATTATTGGTGGAGTTATTGATATTCTTCAAGGCATCAACGACTTTCTTAAAGGTGTCTTTACTGGTGATTGGTCATTGGCATGGGACGGTATCAAGCAAATCTTCTCTGGTTTCTCTACCGTTCTAGAATCTCTTGTCATGATGTTGTGGAATGCTCTTATTGGACTTTTCAAAGCGGCTTGGGATACCATTGTTGCCATTGTACAAGCAGGCTGGGACGGTATTGTTAAGATATTTAGTCCAATCGGTCAATGGTTTAGTGACCGTTGGAATGATATTGTAAAAGCTTTCTCTAGTACTGGACAATGGTTTACTCAAAGATTTCAAGAAGCCTGGATTGGCTTAACTAATATTTTCCAATCTATTGGTAATTGGTTTACCGATAGATATAACGATATTACTAAAGCATTTTCAAATGTCGGCAATTGGTTTAGTCAAAACTTTAATACTGCATATTCTAACGTTCAAAATGTTTTCTCTGGCATTGGGAATTGGTTTAGGTCACGCTATAGTGATGTCACTAATGCTTTTTCTAGTATTGGTTCATGGTTTGGAAACACCTTTAGGGGGGCTTGGTCGAATGTAACTTCTGCTTTTAGTGGTGTTGCTAATTTCTTTAGAGGCATTTATAACACTATCAGAAGTTCATTTACTAATATTGGGACTGCTATTGGTTCGGCTGTTTCTGGTGCATTCCGTTCGGCAATGAATTCCGCTTTTTATACAGTTGAAAATGTTGTGAATACATTTATAGGAATGATTAATGGTGTTATCGGTGTCATTAATAAATTACCAGGCGTACATCTTGGGCGCATCGGTCGAGTTTATATTCCTAAACTTGCTCGTGGTGGTATTGTTGATAGTCCAACACTTGCCATGATTGGTGAAGCAGGTAAAGAAGCGGTCGTACCACTTGAAAATACTGGTTTCCTTCAAACTATGGGGCGTGTTGTCAGCACAGCAGTTGTTAACGCTCTGGGGTCTGGTAATCAACAGTCAGGCTTTTCAGGTGACGGTGACATCATTATCCAAATCGGTGGTAGTGAATTTGGAAGAATTGCTATTAAGGAAATCAACAAAGAACAACAACGAGCAGGTCAAATACTGCTTAAGATTTAGGAGGTTCAATGAGTAATTTAATTATAAATGGCGTTTCAGTAGTGTCACCTAAAAGTTTTCAAGTTGGTGTACAAGACGTTGACGGTGAAACTGGTCGAAACGCAAACGGCGATATGGTCAGAGACAGAATAACCACTAAACGTAAACTTGAAATTGAGTGGGGAATGTTAACGCAATCAGAATGCAGTGTGATACTTAATGCAGTATCAGCTGTATTTTTTACTGTGAGCTACCCAGACCCTATTTCTGGACAATCAACACGGACATTTTATGTTGGTGATAGAACGGCGCCAGCTTATTCATTTACTAACAAATTTAAGCCGTGGAGTGGTTTAAAATTCAATCTAATAGAAAGGTAATTTATGGTAACTTTTAACGAAGCAATGCTATCAAATGACCGTGCTTTGGCTATTAGAGTAGGTGATTTCACATCAGAAAATATCAAGAGTGCTAATTTCAAGTATGGCTATATTACTGGTGACGACTTTACACCTGGCGGGACATATGCTGGTACGGCTTCAATACTGTTTACTAGCATTGTCGAATCATTCAAAAAGCTAGATGTTGTCTATCCAGAAATTGGTCTGTTAGTTGGCAGTAAAGTTGAATGGGTCAAAATGGGGAAATATTACATTGACGATATTAAGATTGACCGAAATGCCAACACTACTGAAATTGAACTTATGGACGAAATGTTTAAGCTCAATGAAAGTTTTAAAACTGATTTAAAATACCCAGCACAAATCCGTGATGTTATTTTAGAAATCGCCACTAAGACTGGTGTTACACTTGCTAGTGATAATTTTGGAATGACAGCCATTCAACAACACGTTTCCCAACCTACAGGTGATAAACTTACGTTTAGAGATGTTCTCGGTCAAGTAAGTCAGTTGCTTGGCTTTTCTTGTTTCTTTAATCGTAATGGCGAATTGGAAGTAAGAGGATTGACTGAATCCGGTATTACGATTACTGCTGATAATTATTTTTTACACGGTCTTGAAAAAAGCGAAGTAGAGTATCAAATCGCTGGTATCACTTGCGAGGTAACTAATAACGAAAAACTAACGGTCGGCTTGCAAACTGGTAGGTCACTTGAAATTGAAAATCCATTAGCAACACAAGACACATTAAACTTGCTTTATTATGCGTTGAAAGACATTGTTTATTATCCATATGATTTGAGTTATCAAGGTCATTTAAAACTAGACGTTGGTCAATGGGTAACGATTAAAACAAACAAAGATGAAACCCTTAAGGTACCAGTGCTTTATCAATCATTTAGCTTTAGTGGTGGTTTAACAAGTACGATTAGTGCTGATAGTGTAGCTGGAAGTGATGCACAATACACTTACGGAAGTTTTGTTACTAAAAAAATTGATCAGAAATCAACACAAATCCAAGCCGAGGTGCAACAACAATTAAAATATGCTGATGAAGAATTCAAAAAAGTCAGCAATGAGATGTTGCAACAATCACTTGAATATCAAAACAGTGTTAGAAACGAACTCGCCACCTCAAAAGCAGAACTTGAAACGCAGATTGACACAGCTAAAACGCAAGCAGAATCAAACGCTAAGGCATACGCTGATGAAATCAATCAAGCAACAGCAGAAGTTGCTAAACAAGCGAACACGGCTGCCAACAGTTTAAAATCTGACTTAGCCAAAGTCAAAACTGATTTAACTGCCACAACGTCAACTGCAAACGCAGCTAAAACGTCAGCGAGTGAAGCCAAACAGCAACTCACCACAGTAGCTAATGATTTGAGCACAGCTAAGCAGGACTTGCAAGCACAAGCTAGTCAGTTGACTGCACAAGCTAGCGCACAGTCTGAACTAACTAAACGTGTCTCAACAGTTGAAGAAACTGCAAACGGTACGAAGACGACTGTCAGCGAGTTAAGCAAGACAGTAGATAGTAATACCCAAAATATCACTAGCGTTACTGCCAGAACTAAAACCGTTGAAGATGATTTGACGAGCACGAAGACAACGCTATCACAAGTTAAAACGACAGCTAATAGCGCCAATCAAAAAACAGCTACTTTAGAAACTGGTTTGAATGGGCTTAATGCGAAGTTTGAAACTTTGAAAATCGGTAGTCGAAACTATTTCAAAAATTCAAAATCACGTAAATACTACATTAACAGTACAGAAACACAAGACGTCAGAACTTATATTGATGATGACTTTTGGCAAAATGATACTCGTTTTACTAAAAACTACGTGAGAATGTCTTTTGATATTGCTTTTAATCCAGCTTTGCCATCAAATTTTAAAACGTATGTGCATTTTAGTGCTAGTCCTTGGTATAACAGCGGTGGCATCACATTCAAAGGTGGCACAACTGCCTTACAACACTTTGATTTGAAGTTTGACTTGAGTGGTGCTGGTAACAGCTACAAAACGGATAATGTATTCATTCGTTTAAATAATACTCTTCCACTTAACACAGCTGTAAGTCTTGAAAACTTTAACCTCTACTTATCTGCAGTAGTCGAAGATTATAACCAAAATGAAGCCGACATTGAATCGAAAGTTGCTAAATACAAGCAAACTGCAGACCAAAACTACGCTAGCTTACAGTCCAACTTACAAACGTTAGACGGTACGGTCAAACAGAATAAGTCGGAGTTCGACCAAACAGCTAGTCAATTAAAGACTAGCATTTCAGCAGTCGAGGGTAAGATACCGACAACAATTGGTGGACGGAATTATATTCAAAATTATGGTTTAACAACATCAGGGTGGAAAAGCGTTCTTAGTCAATGGGAATTTGAAATCATTCCAGATAACACATCAAAGAGCGGTCAATGTTTAAGAGCTACATGTACTCAATCGGGAGCAGGTGGAATTCACAAAGTTCTTATTGATTTGCGTGGGACGGAGTGGCAAAACAAAAAAATGACTTACTCAATAGATGTTAAAGCGAGTAAGTCTATTCAGATGAACTTAGGTGTCGAAGTTTTTACCGAAAGTGTACAATCTTTTGGTGTTTCTACTGATTGGCAACGTTTTTCGTATTCAAGTACAACTAATTTTAGAAAAAGTTATTCCTTCGTATTTTATTCAGTAAGTAATAACAATGCTTGGGAAGTTGGAGATGTTGTCTATTTGCGTGATGTTCAATTAGAAGATGGTACAATCGCCACTGCGCCAAAACCAGCAGTTGAAGACACCGAATCAGACATCACTAAACTAAACACTACTCTCACTCAAACCGCTAACGGTCTTGAACAGCTTAGCACGCAAGTAACGTCGCAAGGCAACACAATTACATCACACACTAACTCGATTAATTCATTATCAACTGGTCTAAGTGCCAAAGTATCACAAACAGATTTCAATACGTTAAGCGGTCGTGTGACAACTGCTGAAAACAATATCATAGCTAAAGCTAATGAGTTGAGCAGTAAGATTACGAGTGTGGAGGGAAGAATACCTACAAGCGTTGGCGGTCGGAATTTACTGACGAAAACGAATCAGGGAAAAACTGGTTGGAATTGGGTTATGCAAGTTGGTGACAAAACGATTGAATCTGTTAGTTCTGAAGGTATCAATGCGGTGAAACTAACGAAAGGAACTGCAACTGTGCAGAGTGGTTACAGTGTAATTTATTGTAGCGGCGTACTGTCTAAGCTTATAGAATCAGATACTCAATATGTTTTATCATTTGACGTATATCCAAGCGTGAACGTTACGTTCAAAGCCACGCTTACGGATAGTGATAGTAGCGATAGACTTACAACTGTAGCAACTATGAATGCTGCAGCTGCTAACAAATGGACGAAAGTAAGCTGTATACTCACACGTCTCCAGAATTTACCAGCAAATATAGGTGGACAAGTTGTCTATTTGACAGGCATGTCTAGTGCTAACGGTGTTAGTTATATTATCAAGAATATAAAACTGGAAAAAGGCAACATACCAACGGACTGGACACCTGCTCCCGAAGACTATGACAGTAAGTTAGCCACAGCGCAGTCTGAAATCAAACAGACGACTGACGCCATTAGTGCTAGTGTGTCTGCGTTGGATAAATCAACGGTTAAGAGTGTTAGTTTGACGATTAATACAGATGGAATCGTTATGAAGGCTGGCAAGTCAACGACTGATGTTGCTAATGCGATTGGTTCTTATTTTGCTGTTAACCAAAACGCTATTAATCTGTTTTCTGACAAGATTAATGTAAAAGGAAACATGATTGTTAGTGGTGCGATTACTAGCGATAAGATAGCCAGCAAATCGATTACTACGGCACATTTGAACGGTAAAATCATTACTGCTGACGTGATTTCAAGCAATGCGATTACAGCTGACGCAATTAAGGCAGGGGCTGTTACGACTGACAAAATGACAGCGAACAGTATCAATGGTGACCGTATTATAGCTGGTACGTTAGATGCAGCCAAAATCAAAGCAGGTAGTATTACAGCTAGTCAAATTGCAAGTGGTACGATTACCAGTAGCCAGATTAAGACTGGCGGAATTACTGCTGCGAATATTGCTACGGGAGCGATTACGACTAACCATTTAGCAACTGGTAGTATTACAGCAGACAAAATAAAGGCTGGCAGTATTACATCTGATATGTTTAGAGGAAATAAAATAACCAGTTTAAATAATGCAACAACGTTAGATTTACAATCCGGAGAGATAACATTTAATAATATATATGCAACCATTAATCAAACAAAAGGTAGTTACAAATCTCAAATTAGCTTATTTTCTTTGGATGATAAAGCGAGTACTGAAAGCAGTTGGAGTTCAACGAATGTACTTGCATTCAACAGCACAAAGCTAACTTCAGCAACGCGCCGTACTGGTTCAACTGTAGACATGTTTCCTAATTTTAGTCTCATGACACTTTACGGTGAAAAAATCGCATTTACTGGCGAAACCTCAGTATCTCCAGGTCCAAATAATGCTATTATTATAACAACAAACTCGGAGGGAGTAGATTTTATAAATGGTCTGACAAATAATTCAAAAGGAACTTGGAATTATTCAATGATTATGGATTTTGGGACTAAAGCTGCTATTAGTGTACCAGATATAAAATTAGATGGACATTTTAAAAGCTTGACGGGAATTTTGGATGATTTATGTAAAAAAGTAGGTATATTGTGGGTTTAAAGGAGTATAAATGGAAAATCTTAATCAACAAATTCAATCAAAACTCGCTTTAGAGATTGCGCAATTGTCGCTTGATAAAGCAACTCTACAAGCACAATTTGAACAATTGCAACAACAAAATGCAGAACTTCAACAACAACTAAAAGAAGTTACTGCACCAGAAGAAGTAGAAAAAGGAGAATAACATTATGGCACTTGAAACGATTAAAACAACTCATTTATTAGGTAATCTAAAAATTGAAGAAACACTTGTCAAACAATATGTTGTCGACATTAATGAAGAGGGGGTATCAACAATTAATGAATATGTGCACGATCCTGAATTATACGCAAAAAATCGAACAGAGTTGCGTAAACTGGAAGCAGAATTTAGAGATAAGCGCTATGAAATTGAAGATGCAATTTTAGCTGATTTAACTAAAGAAACTTCTGAACAACCTTAGAAATGAGGTTGTTTATTATGTGGAAACCTGAAATTATTAGCATGTTTTTAAGTGCGTCAGTCTCAGTATTGACGCTCTTTACTTTTTTTCAGAGCCGTATGACAAACAGTGAACGTCGCACGACGATTCTTGAAGAAAAAGATAAACAACATGATAAAGAGTTAATCGAAATTAAAAAGCGATTAGACAATCACGACAAACAGAATGAAGCACTTATCCGACTAACCACCGAAATTACCAACTTGAGTGAGAAAGTCGAAAAAATCGATAGTAAATTGGAGGAGTTATCATGATTAATTGGAAATTACGATTTAAGAACAAAGCTACATTGTTAGCTATTGCTAGTACGGTGATTTTGTTAGCGCAGCAATTGGGTTTGAAACTGCCAGATAACATTGCGGACGTTGTCAATACAGTTTTAACATTGCTTGTTTTGTTAGGAGTTGTTAACGATCCAACAACCGCAGGGGTTAGTGATAGTACAAAGGCATTAACGTATACAGAACCTAAGAAAGAATTAGGTGAAGCTAATGAAGAAGAATGATTATTTTATCGACGTATCGTCTTATCAGTCGGCTGATTTGACAGCTATCTGTCAAGCGGCAGGCACACGCAAGACGATTATTAAAGTGAGCGAAGGAACAGGCTATCTTTCGCCCAATCGTTTTACACAAGCGCAAACTAGCGAACCAATCGGCTATTATCACTTTGCACGTTTTGGTGGCAATGTCAGTCAAGCGGTAGCAGAAGCGAACTATTTTTTGGCTAACTTGCCAACTAAAACACCTTACCTTGTCTGCGACTATGAAGATAGCGCTAGCACGTCAAAACAAGCCAATACAGACGCTGTTTTGGCATTTATGGATAAATGCTCACAAGCTGGTTATCAGCCGATATACTACAGCTATAAGCCTTATACACTGGCTAATGTTTACTATGAACAAATTATTGCTAAGTATCCAAACAGCTTATGGATTGCAGCCTATCCAAATTACGACGTCACACCAGACCCAATCTGGAGTATCTTCCCAGCACTTGATGGTATTCGCTGGTGGCAATTTACATCAACTGGTATTGCTGGTGGGCTTGATAAGAACGTGGTCTTGCTGGATTGCGACGACACAACAAGTACGCAAACACCATCAACGGCTCAAATAACGAAAGGATTTAACCAAATGTACAAATTTTATCACGTATTGAATGACAAATCATTTCCAAGCGGTGCGATTTTTATTGCTAATTTTGGCACTAACACAATTTATCCCGCCAAAGACCCAGACGAACTCGTTTACCTGAACGAGGTTGTTAAGCAAACGACTGGTCGAGACATTCCAATGGCAGAATACGAAACGGGTGCACCTATTTTGCGTGTTATGGGCGCAACTGGTATGAAGAAAGTCGATAGAAACTGGTGATACTATGGCAGGTAAAGAACAATTAAACACAGCAGAAAATGATGTTATCGCAATGTTTAACCAACTGAAAGCAGGTCAGAAAGTTGAAACAGACGGTAAAGACCTAACACTCGATGAAGGAAAAGCATTGCTAGAATCAAAATAATGGTATAATAAAATAGCAAACACTTTAACAAGCTCTCGGTTTTTGCTGGGAGCGTTTTTTTGTTATGTCAAGAAAAATTAATTTGACAAATCCGAAAAAAAGTGATTGAATATTTATTTTAAATAATGTACAATATAATCGGAGGGCTTTCAAAAAAATATTTAGTTATGGAGTAATACGATGATTGATGTATTAAAAATTGTCAATTGGTTCAAAGTTCGAAATTATTCAGACATGAAAACTAACGATAATGTTGAAGCTTTGACTCAATTAAAAGTAATGAAATTATTGTACTATGCTCAAGGTGTATCGTTAGCCTTATATGATAAAGTATTATTTTCAGAAAAAATTCTAGCTTGGAAATATGGACCAGCTGTTCAAGAAGTGCATGATGTATATAAAGGTTCAAGAGCAATAGTTGATTTCACAAGCGATGGAATGAGCGACGAAGAAATAAGAGATTACCAAGAAGTAAACTCTAACCAAAAAGTGGCACTTATTTTAAATGCAGTTGTTGATGCGTATGGCGATATGTCTGCAATAGAGTTGATGGAGCAAACACATGAAGAGGCTCCATGGTTAGAAACGAGTCAAAGTCAGGAAATTGATGTTGATCTAATCAAAGATTTTTTTGTCAGAGAAATAGTTGAATGAAAAAAATAAGAAGTCAAAAAGTAAAAGCAAAACCAAAAATAAAATCTAATAAACTTGAAGATTTTAAACCAGAATATGTTCAATTTAATTTTTCATTTATTACTAAACATGAGAAATATAATCTAGAAAATAATAATTCAATCCATACGCTTTTACTAGAAAAAATTTATTATTTATCTTCTATGGACTGGGTTCAAGTGTTGGCTCTTAGGAAGGAGCAAGGAATTGAGACGCTTAGCTCCCATGCGTTAAAAAGATTCACTATACCTCCTGAATTCAAGGATAGACGAGATGACTATTGCACTGATAAATTCTTCGTGTTTCGCTTAAAAAATCAAGGCAGAGTAATTGGAAAGATGATAGATAAGACATTTTATATACTGGCTATTGATACAACATTTGATTTGTATAAACATTAACACCCTAGCACAAGCTAGGGCTTTTTGTTTCCGTTATAACGGACCTATTGGCAAATTGTGGTTATAAGGAAAATCAAAACAAGGGGCAAAAAAGGGGCATAAGTTTAAAACTTTTGTATTTTTACCTTACAAAATCGATATAGTTTCTATCGAACGAATGCTTATTTTACAATGTTTTCTACTATCGTGTACGCATTATTTTGGGTGTGTATAGTTACTCTTAAATAATAGGGTGACTACTCAAGTAGGCTAATGAACCTTATTAAATCGCTATTCCTAGGAGTAGCGATTTTTTTGTGTTCAAAAAGGATCAAATTGTTTAGAATAAAAAAACAGACTCTATAGCAAACTAGATTTTGTATAGTTCTTTTTATCGATTTCTCCGCTATAAGCGAACCATGGAAGTGTGATGCTCATATAAACTTCCTTAGCATGCTCGTTGAATTGGTGAAAGAAAAAATGTAGTGTTGGTGTTTTATCAAGATATGCAATATTTCACGTTCTTGATGCTAAAAGTTCATTGATTTAGCCAACATATCCTGAAAATTATCCGTTTCGGTAAAATACTTTCTTTCAGTAAGGTAACGATTGATAATTTGTTCAAAATAGTGATTTAGCAATTCATTTTTATTAACAAAATATCGGTAAAATATTCGTCTTGAAATACCTGACAAATCAAGAATATCCTTAATTTTGATGTCCTCATAGCTTTCATTTTCTTGTTTTTATAGCTATATATTAATCTCATTCTATCACTCTAATCTAAAGTATAGATAAAATAATGCCCACATAAAAATGTTTTTACAAAATGATAAGATAAGTATAAAATTCTAATCCAATTAAGCTTCGTTTTATCTAGTTTTGGTAAGTTTCTTCTGTAATGCGAAAAATTTTAGATCCCTGCCCAATAATAGACAGTCTTTCTAAAATTATGATGAGATATGACAGGTTGAAGGAGCTGTGACGTATGCAAAATAATTCTTTTTATTACATGTCAGTCATCTATTTGATTATTTTCTTTGTGGCAATTATTTACAATATTGCCCATTTAAATATGGTATTTGTGTATTTATGGTCGGCGCTTTTTTTAGGAAATTTAGCTTTCTTAATATATAGTTTCGTTAAAAATCATAAGAAAAATAAATAGCAATAAGCTGATACCAATGCGATTATAGCAAGAAAGCCCTCTTTTTTTGAAAGGGGGCTTTTATGATATGTTAGCTAATACTTGCGATAAGGCTATCAGCAGTTGTTGTCGGCAAGATACGGATACGGTCTAATGATAATAAGCCGTCGCTAGCACTGGCAATACCTTCGTTGGTCGTTACGCCGAGTTTATAATTAAGGTTTGCTGCAATTTGAAGTGTTGTGTCAGAATAACGCCCAGCTGGATAGGCGATAGCGATAGTATCTTGATTAAGATTGGTATCGAGATAGTTTTTAGAATCCTCCATTTCAGAAGTCTGAGTTGCGTTATCACTAGCTGATAAGTCGGGATGTGTCACGGTGTGGTCTTGGAAAGACATGCCGTTTGCTTTCATTTCTAACATTTCATCAAGTGATAAATTTCCGCTATTTCCAACAGTGCTTGTAATGACATTGTTTGTTGCTTTTGCACCGTATTTTTGCAAGATAGGGTAAGCATTGTCATAAAAATCCCAAAGACTATCATCAAACGTTAACCAAACAATTTTACTATTGTCGTTTGGAAGCACATTTTCTGTTAAAACTTTGTAGGCTTCTTCAGGTGTTAAAAAGTAGTAACCTTCTTCAGAAAGACGTTGAATATGGCTTTCAAATGTTGTCGGATCGACGATGAGATTAGCATTTGAAGCTTCTTCCGCAGCCATAACGTGGATAGCGTGATACATAAGAATGGGAACAGAGACATTTGAATCCTTTTTTACCCAGTTAACCTCGTTTTCATTGGTATTAGCAGAAGAGCTGTCGCTTGTCACCGTTGATGCAGAAGAAGTCGTGGTAGTATTTGTATGGCTAGCACTTGATGATGACACTCGTTCGGTTTTAGTTGTTGAAAAAATGAAGTTGTTCTCCTTTAAAGCTATAAAAAGAAAAACACTTGCGACAATACAGGCTATTAATAGAATAATATTTATAATAGCTAATGGCTTGTTGCTATGTTTTTGATGTTGACGACGTTTTTCCAT